AACGATGGACAGGACTACTTCTTCCACTACACAGCTTTGCAAAAGTCTCAGGGTATCGAGTTTGCAGACCTTGAAATCGGAGATAGAGTCGAGTTCCTCTGCATCGAGGCTCCGAAGGGTCCGCGAGCTATCGAAATCCGAAGAATCTGATGCCTCTCAAGCCCGGCTCATCTCAGAAGGTCGTATCTCAGAACATCCGGACTGAGAAGGCACACGGCCGTCCCCAGCGTCAAGCAATCGCAATAGCCCTCCAGAAGGCGGGCAGAAGTCGTAAACCAGCAAAGAGGAGATAGGAACCGATGCCGAAGTCCAAGTTTGCACTGATTACAATTCTCGATGGAATCCCCGGCCGTCCAGTCGACCCCGGCTACGGTCAGGGCCATCCCTCACCACCGCGTCCCGATCAGGGTCTTCCGGGCACCGGCGGAAGCGGAAATCGTCCCGACCAGGGTTTGCCGGGAAAGCCGCCCGGAGTCATCTGGCCGCCCGAGGGTGGCGGACACCCCGACAACACGCTGCCGGACAACGAGCTGCCTCCGGGCATCCCTGTGCATCTGCCCGTCTTCCCGCCGGAAGTCGACAACAGCTTGCCTGGCTCGCAGCCGAAGCCCGACAACTCGCTTCCCGGTGGTCAGGGCGGCTCACCCGACAACTCGCTTCCTCGTCCCGACCAGCGATTCGAGTTGAAGTATTCCCCGCTTTACGGCTGGGTGCTCGTTCCCTGCAAGGATGACGGCGAGTCGGGCTCAGGCGCGCGCCCCGACCAGGGTCTGCCTCCGACGGCACAGCCCAAGCGCAAGTAGTTTTCGTCGACGAGAGATTCCCCAGCGCATCACTTAACCTCGCAAATAGGAGCAAGAGCAATGCCTGAACAGAATCCCGGTGGCGGTGGACAGCAACCTGGTGGCGGAAGCGGCGGAGGATCGAAGCCCGGCGGAGACAAGCCCGGCTCGACACAGCCGACACAGCCGTCGAAGGACTCGCCGTCCAAGAAGTAGTTGCGTGCGCAACCCCTGTATCTGAGGAACGGAAATGGCTCTAACACCAACACCTACTCGCATGACAGCCGCGCCATCTGCCGGCAAAGCAAAGAGAAGGTCGATGGGGATGGGTAGCGTCCGTCCTCAGATGCAGGGTCCTATCTCGGGCGGCGCGGGAGGCGGAATGGCTCCTCCATCTCGCGGTTCGATGCCACTCCCGCCGAGCGCCGCGCCAAGACCCATCATGCCCGGCCAAGGTCGGCCATCTTTCGGTGGTGGAGGGTTCGCTCCTCCCATGATGCCTGGAGGTGGGAACTTCACTCGTCCTCAGCCTCCGGCGGGAGGGCCTATGATGCCTCCTCCAATGATGGGCGGAGGAATTGAAGCCCCTCAGCCAATCGTCGACCGAGGTTTTCCCCAGCGTGGTCAGATGCCGGGTATGCCTCCGATGATGGGTTCGATTGCCCAGCCAGCACCACAGGGCATGCCTCCTCAGGGGCTGCCTCCCGGTCGTCAAGCACCAGACATGCAAGCCCGGCTTCAACAGCTGATGGCTGCAAGAGGCGGCGGTCCCGTTTACTAGAGGAGACAGACATGACGGCAACGAAGTCAGTTGAAAAGACCACGGCCACGGCCACGGTCGAAGGGCCACCGCCCAAGGCAGGACAGACCGGCAAGGGAAGCTCGCAGAACGTCAGCCAGCCTTCCGATGCGGATGCCAACGCTCAAGCCGAGCGCGAGAACGCGCGCAAGGCCGACGCCGAGAGATACAGCACTCCGGCCAACGCTCCCGTCCTTCCTCGCGTGAACCAGCGCGATGATATCGAACTCTACGGGGTCAACAAGGAGGGCTACGTCGCCGCCTCCCCGGAGCCGTTCGAGGGCGAGGGCATCACCATCAACGAGGCTCGTCAGGTCCTCGGCTACGGTGGCCCCATCAACGTCGCTGGCGAGCGTGGTGACTACAAGGCGTATGGTGGAGACATCATCTACGACCTCAGCGACGGCAAGCGATACGTTCTCGCTCGTCAGCTCGCAATCGCGCTCGGAACCACCATCCCCGAACCCAACGCCGAGGAGATTCGCCTTCTCGAGGAGCAGGCATACGGGTGGCAGGTCGCCAAGGAGCGTGCAGCCGAGCGTGGCGACGCGACCGAGGACGAGATGACGGGCACCATCGGCTCGACCCAGCAGAGGGACGAGATTGGTGGACGTGGCAAGCCCTACACTGGTCAGGGCAGTGCCATCCCGCGTCACACCGGCTCGCACATCACTGGTCAGGGCGAACCCGGACCTGGCAAGCCGTCCAAGGGCGCAGACGGATTCGACGACTTCAAGTAGGCCGTGGGCATACAGGTCGTCGACAACTTTACTCGAATCTGGAAGCCACACGAGAAGCAACAGAAGTTTCTCGAGATTCCAGATTCGATCTTCGAAGCACTATATGGTGGAGCAGCCGGAGGTGGCAAATCCGAGCTGCTCATCATGCTTCCGATTCTACGCGGCTGGCATCTTCATCCGAAGTTTCACGGTATTATCTTTCGCGAGACCTTCCCGCAGCTGGAGGAATCAATCATTCCCCGTGCGGACAGGTTCTATAAGCTAACCGGCGCTGTCTTCAACGAAGCCAAGCACTTCTGGAAGTGGCCTTCAGGGGCTATTATCCGCGCGAGCTACCTCGAAAAAGAGAAGCACGCACGACGCCATGACACGACGGAATACCACTACGCGGCGTTCGACGAGCTCACATCGTTCAAGTGGTTCGTCTACTCCTTCGTCACTTCTCGTGTACGCAGTTCCGAACCTGACCTACCGCCCGTCGTCAGGTCTGCTTCCAACCCAGGAAATCAAGGCCATGTCTGGGTCCGAGAGCGATTCGTTGACCCGGCACGAAACGGCTACAAGATCATCCACGACCGCTCGAGTCGAACAACCCGAATCTACATCCCGGCAAAGCTCGACGACAACCCATACCTCAACGAAGCCGACCCCGGATACGCATGGCGCCTCGAAATCCTCCCAGAGGCCGAACGCCGCGCGAAGAAGGACGGCGACTGGTATGTCTTCTCTGGACAAGTCTTCGCTGAGTGGAGAGACTTCCACCGTCCGGGAGAGCCGCAACACGCCTGTCACGTCGTCCAGCCTTTCGAAGTCCCGGAGTGGTGGCCACGGATTCTGGCGATTGACTGGGGCTACACTGCTAAGACTTGGGCTGGTTGGGCCGCTGTCGCTCCTGATGCGCGCGTATTCCTCTATCGGGAATATGCTAAGGACAAGCAGAATATCGAGACGTGGGGTTCGGACGTCGCGCGACTTTCGCAGAATGAGCGGCACGAGATACACTCTGTCGTCTTGGACCCAAGCGCATGGGCCAAGCGAGGAGACAAAGAGACTATAGCCGAGCAGTTTACGAAGGCATCTGGCTTCCGTCCTGCTCAGGCAGACAACGATAGACTCGGCGGGAAGATGCTGATGCACTCTTTCCTCCGTTGGGAGCCGAAGCCACCGAAGTATATACCTGCGGAAGGCTACTCGGAGGAGCGCGCAGCATACGTCTATAGGAATTGGGGAGCAGAGGCTTTCAAGAAGTATCAGGAAGCCTACATTCCCGAACCCCTGGAGACGAATCTTCCGAGATTGCAGGTCTTTAACACGTGTAAGGAGTTCATTAAGACTATCCCGATCTGCATTTACGACAACAAGGAAGGCGAAGTTGTTGAGGATGTAGCCGAGTTTCAGGGTGATGACCCTTACGACGGTGGCAGATACCTCATAAAAGAGGTTGATCAATACATTCGCTTAGTCTGGAGCAGGGACCAGCGAATGCAAGCTCTCGGTGGCATCATTCGGAGCTTTACAGAGACTCAAGATTGGACTCGCCTCCACCGACAAATGGAGGTTTTGGAGTCAAAGCACAAGCCAACGCAGTCGGTTCAGCGGCACCGGAGGTTTCGTGGGCTTCTTCGATGATTTGTTCACGCGGCGAACAATAGCGTGCGAAACGTGTCAAGCCCTCAAGTATACGATAAGCCTCCAAAACGAGGAAATCGAGTATTTAAGGGGACTCGTAGATGCAGAGCGAGAAAAAGGCACGATTCGACCAGCTCCTCAACCTATTAAGCCAGGTTTTGAAGGAAATATTCGAAAGTCTCGAATCCCTTGGTCCAGAAAGCAAGCCGAGCTCGAAAACCAAAGTGCGAAAGAAGCGCGAGAGCTCTGGAAAAAGCGGGTTGAGGACGCCGAGGTGGTAGATGGCTCCAAGACGCGGTAGCACAGGCAGTTTCCAGATGAGGACCACAGATCCTTATCAGGCTACCCGTCCGTTCAACGTCGAGGCCGAGCCATTTGACTTTGCGTCGCAGGGTCGAGAGTTTGACGACCTTCTCAGAGCCGGTGCAGAGCGGAAAGCGCAACGCTGGGAAGCTCCTGAGTTCAATTTCAAGCAAAGTCCAGAGTTCAAGATGGACGTGGACCCCGTAACCCAGCAGGTTCGGGAGTTCAAGCAAGGCGCTGCTGAAGATGACCCGATTTTTGGTCTGCTTGGATCTGGATTAGAGTCTCGTGGGGAAGACCCAGTAGACTGGGGTGTCAATACTGTCAAGAACTGGACCAAAGGCAAGTCTCCTTCTCGGGTGATGGGAAGTATCGCATCTTCTCTCCCTGTAGAAGAAGTGAAGGCTGGCCTACTTGCTGGCAAAGCAGCACTTGGTGCAAAGGGTCTCACGAGTATCGCCGGTATCCTCCCGACTGGTGGCTACAGGCGTGATATTCTGAAGCTTGGTGATTTAGTCAATCACAGGCTTAATATCGACACGCCAGAACTCGAAAAGACGATGAGGCTGGCTGAAGCAGCAGCTCCAGAAAAGCTCGTCACTGGATTCTATGACACACTCGCAAACCACCCTGCTGGTCATAGCAAAATCCAGAAAATCGTTGACCTAGCTGATACGAACGCGCCTGAGGCAGATATCACAGACGAGATGGCACGACAGATGGGTCTGTTTGCCAATCAGGGACAGCATCATGGTGCTATGGCACCGCCGAGGCAAGGTTCATTTCCTGGACTCGCCTCCATTGAAGCTCCTGTTTCCTCTGGTTCAGGCCACAGGACAGTAGAGGATGTTGCAGGCGGTCCAGTAGTCGACTATGGTAGAGCAGGGTTGGGCGGAATTATCGACAAGGCTCACAAACGGAGTGCAACTGGTGGAGTATTGGAGAAGGGCACTCCACGCAGTTTCGACAGGTCAGGAAATCGTGGGAGAGCAGTAAGCCCGAGCGATGCTGAACAAGAGTCAGCTCAAACTAGGGTCATGGAGTTACTTCGTGGAGATACGCCTGTAGCTCACTTGACTGAAGGAGGTGGAACGACACAGAGATTTCTACCGGAATCGTTTGAGCGGTGGCCTTATACAACTCCATCGCATCTCAAGACTCCGGAGATAGCCAACCAAATAGCTGCTGAGCAAGCCCGTGACGTCTTTGGTAATATCACGGACAGGCACATCGGACAGTTCATGGTCGATCCGGCAGCGAAAAAGGTGGTTGGGGTAGACAAGGGCTTCGGTAGCATGGACAGATACGGCTTCAGAGGTCTGTTAATGCCACCAGAGCATATGATAGGTAGTGGCATTGATATGTATGAGCAGATTGCCAAGCAAGGAGATATGGCTGGTCTCGTAGACCCAGATACATATCAGCGCATGGCTCGGCTTGGACTGTCGATTCCAGAAGCCGACTGGAAGCGGACGTTAGAGCCTCTCATGGAAGGCAATCGTATTTATAATCAGGCAGACAAAGACACGGCACTACGTAACTTCATGCAGAGTATTCAGGGGATGCCTCAGCATCTTGAACGATACTACAATCGCTTTGTGAAACCCTAATGTATCCTCCCATCGACCCCACGGCGGTAGACCCCGAGCTGCTCCCTGAGGATCTGCTCAATCCGGATGCTCTTGCTCCGCTTCCTGAGAATCCCGATGAAATCGTGGATGACTTGGAGGAGGAAGTAGACCCGGAAGATGTCTACCCCAAAGAGATAACGGACGCTCTACTCCGTATCAAGGATACTCTCTGCATCCCTGAGCGCCACGTTCGCGAAGCCTACGTAAAGCGCCTGAAGAAGCTGGAGTGCTACTGGAACAATCTGCAATACATCTATTGGGATGCCGTCGCGCGCGATTACCGAGACTTCCAAGACCGGACCAACGTCGCGTTCGAGGACCCACAGGGTGAGTCTGATGTTCAAGCCATCGCAAAGGTTGTCAATATCTACAAAGCCCACGGACAGGCGTGGATTTCGGCGATTGCTGCTGGCGTTCCTTTTGTCCGATTCTTCCCTGACGATGCGGATAACGCCAGCGACGTCCAGACAGCCAAAGCCTACTCGAAGATATCGGAACTCATCCAAAGGCACAATCAGTCGGAGCTTCTCTTCCTTCGTGCGCTATATCTCCTCTTTAATACAGGAGTAGTCTTTTGCTATAACGAGCTCAAGACCAAGTCCGAGTTCGGCACTTTCAAGGAGCCTATCCCTGGCCAGGAAACGCTTGTCAATCGCAGCTATTTCTGTCCGTCGTGCGGCACTCCTTCGGGAGAAGAACCGGCAGTCGACCCAGCTGTTGCAGCACCACCTCCGGAGCAGCAGTGCCCGAACTGTGGCGTCATTGCACCACCAGAGATTCAAGACCAGGAAGAAACATTCGATACTATTGTTGGATACAACGACCGTCCAAAGTCTCGAGAGATTCTTCGTGTTTTTGGGCCCCTTCACGTAGAAGTCCCGCACTACATTTCCAAGCTGGATGAGACTCCGTATCTCAGGTTCGTTACTGAAGAGCCCGTAGGTCTTATCCAAGAGACATATCCCGAGTTCGCGCACTTAATCAAGGCCAGCTACGATTCAGACGAAATTGAACGATGGGCACGCAACGACAGACGCTATGCTGGAGAATGGCAAGACAACGTCTGCACCGTCTCCAGAATGTGGCTGCGGCCTTGGGCGTTCAATTACTGGGGCGACCCCAAGAACGAGATCGTCACGCGTCTCAAGAAAGAGTATCCCGAGGGTTGCTACTGCGTCATCATCAACAACGACCTTGTCGTCGAAGTTCTCCCTGACGTGCTCGATGACCATTGGACTGCGACGAACTCGCCGTTCTCTGAACACATTCATGCTGAACCGGAGGGCCAGTCGCTGGTTCCTATTCAGGACATGACCAACGAGCTGGCGAACATCACCCTTGAGACAATCGAATTCGGAATACCAGAGACTTTTGCTGACCCGGCTGTTTTGGACTTCGAGAACTACTCGAAATCTGAAGCACGACCGGGCATGGTCAATCAAGCGAAGGCTCCTTCTGGACAAAATCTGTCAGCAGGATTCCATGACATCAAGGCTGCATCCCTCTCTCAGGAAGTGGAGATGTTTGCTGACCGTCTGGATAGCTCGGCTCAATTTGTGGTTGGGACTTTTCCTACCATCTATGGTGGTGCTATTGAAGGTGGTTCCGGCACCGCTCGTGAATACGAACTGAGCCGCGCGCAAGCTCTGCAAAGACTCAGTGGGACATGGACTGTCCTCAAGGTCTGGTGGTCCCAGGTCATGAGCAAGTCTGTCCGGTCCTTCGCCAAGAACATGACGCAGGATGAGAAGTTCGTCAAGGAGCAGGGACAGAGCTTTGTCAACACGTGGATTCGTAAGGCGGAACTCCAAGGCAAGGTCGGAGAAATCGAACCAGAGACTTCTGAGGCGTTCCCCATTTCTTGGGCGCAGAAGCGCGATGTCCTATTGCAGCTTATCCAGATGCAAGACCCCCAGATTGGTCAGATTCTGATGCATCCGGAGAATACGAGCTTCGTCGCCGAACTCATTGGGATGGAAGACCTCTACATTCCCGGAGATGACGACCGCAACAAACAGCTCATCGAAATTGCTGCTCTCATTCAGGGTCAGCCCACCATGATGGGTTTCGATCCGATGACGGGTCAAGAGCAATTCCAATCGTCAGTCCCTGTTGACCAGGACGTAGACCGACACGAGATTGAGGCTGAAATCTGCCTCTCTTGGCTGAAGTCGCCGGTCGGCATGGATACGAAGGAATCCAATCCAGCAGCATGGATGAACGTGCGTGCTCACTTCATGGAGCACAATGCAATCGTCCAGATGCAGATGATGCAACAGCAACAAGCAGAGCAGCAAGCAGAAGGTGGCGAAGGGGAAATCGAGAATCCGGAACCTGAGGCGCAGACCGCATAGGAGACGCAGATGGCTGACGACAACGAAACCGACCTCGATATCTTAAATGATATCGGAGACCCTGACAATGCTGGTGAGCAGGGCACCAGTGACTCCGACACTCCAGACGAGACTCCCGACACGGACGACGGTGAAGTCGAAGACGAGGGAGAAGAGGACGAGGACGAAACCGATGCCACGGACGAAGACGAGGAAGAAGCATCGTCTGGCGAAGAAGCGCCCGAAGGTAAGCCACGCGTCGAGCCTGCTGTTGAGGGCCGCCCGACGTATCAAGAACTGAAGAAGGCCGACCCGGAAATCTTCAAGAAGGTCCCTGGACTGAAGGACATTTTCTTCCGGGAGCAGAAGTTCTCAGAGACGTTCGCCTCCGTAGAGGAAGCGCAGGTTGCTGCGAAGAAGGCAGACGACTTCGACATCATCGAGTCGAGCCTCGTTCAGGGCGACCCATCGCTTGTGCTCCGGGAGCTGGCGACCAACTCTCCCCAATCGGTGCCTGCACTGGTTGACAACTTCCTGCCCACCCTGCAAAGGATGAGCAAGGAACTCTACGTGCGGGCTACGATGCCCGTGCTGGAGGACCTCATTCGCTTGGCCTACAACGACGGCAAGCGTCTGAACGACAAGAATCTGATGTATGCCGCGGGACATATTGCAAAGCATGTCTTCGGCGAACCAAGGATTCCTGAGCCCAGGACACAATCAACGGGACCTCATCCTGCGGAGGTCCAGCTCAGGGAGGAACGGAGTCGGCACTTCAACGAGAGATACGGCAACTTCAATCAGGAGTTGTCCGTCGAGTCTTACACTCGTTTGGAGAGGGTTGCAGACCGGGGCATTGTTGACCCGGAAGGCAAGCTGAACGGCTTCTCGCGCAAGGCCATCATCAAGGAGTCATTGGCCGAACTCGATCAGAAGTTGGGCGAGGATCAGCAACTCGCCGGGACACTGCGTCAGCTGTGGAGACGCGCAACTGTGGGCGGGTTTACGAAGGAGCACAAAGAGGCGATTCTCAACGCGCACCTCTCGCGTGCAAAGCAGCTCCTTCCCGGCATCCGAAACAGGATGGTCGCAGAGGCTCTCGGCCAAAAGGTCGGGAAGAACAACAACAAGCAGAAGCGTGATATTCCGACAGGCGGTCGAGGAGCGGCAGGCGGGGTGCGTGGTAGCGCCCGACTGGACCCGAAAAAGATCGACTGGAGCAAGACCAGCGATGAGGACCTGCTCGCCGGGAAAGTCACGTCGAGGAAGTAACTATCATGGCGCAGACTGAACTGCAAGTCAACGCCACCGAGCTGGAGAACGTCCAGGAGAAGGTCCCCGTTCTGTTCGAGCGGGAAGCGACTTTCTATTCGTATATCGAGAAGCGGCCTGTCGAGAAGGTCTCTGCTCGGGACATGCGAATCCCCCTGGAGATTTCTCCCGGTGGTCTCTTCGGACACTTTGAACCGGCCGGGGGAGACCTCGGACGCGGTGAAGGTCCGGAGTTCGACAAGGCTCTGGTCCCCACGGCGAACTTGAAGCACGCTGTGGAATGGCAGACCAAGGCCCAGTGGGCGACGGACGATGCGCGAAAGGCTCGCATCAACACCTTCCGTCACATGATGGCCACCAGCATGAAGGAGTTCCGACGCGGCGTCGACTCCCTCTGCATGACCAACGGCACGGGCACCCTTGCCACTGTCTCCGGCGTCACCACTGCCGGCGGCAAGGACACCTACACGCTGGCCTCCGACGGGTTCGGTGCTCGCCTTCTCCGGAAGAAGCACTACTACTCGCTCTACGATGCCACGCTCGCCACGCGTAAGCCCTACGCTGGTTTGGGTGCGGTCGGTGGTGAGGGTCCGCTCGAGTATTACGATGGCCCCAACAAGCAGGTGCGCATGAACAGCGCGGCTGCGACGGCAACGGCTGGTGACAAGCTGGTTGTCTCGGGCCTGACCGGGACGCCGCCTGTTTCGATTCTCGGTGTTGCGTATCACCACAACAACGCGAGCGTCGGCTCGTGGCTCGGCATGGACCGCGCACTGATTCCCGAGATTCGTGCGAACCGTGTTGCAGCCGCTGGCTCGTCCTTTGCGCTGCCCTTCCCTCGCTTGGCCGTCAATCGCGTAGCCGACCGTGTCGGTGGCGATTCCGTGATGCACATGGAAGCATGGATGCATCCGGCGCAGGTGGCCTCCTACGAGGAATACGGGCAGTTGGTGTCCGTCATCACCAAGTCGGCGAAGGAGGAGGGACTCAACCCCTACTTCAACGCCAACAACATGCAGATGGCGGGTGTCAGCATCCGGCAGTCCAACTCGTGGGACAAGACCCGCATCGACTTCATCGTGAAGGAAGTGTGGGGACGTGCCGAGATGAAGGCCCCTGGCTTCTACGATGTCGATGGCCGCAAGGTGTTCGAGATTCGCGGTGCATCTGGAGGCGTCGCGGCGAGCCAAATCTACTACATCGTGGCGAGCTTCAATCTGTTCGTCAACAATCCAGCGGCGTGCGTCTACATCGACCAGCTGGCCGTGCCACAGGGCTACTAACCGTAGGGTGGGGGCAGGTCGCGGGGACTTGCCTCCATCAGGTCTGATATGGATACGAAGCTTCTCAAGGAAGTAAACGACCTCCTAGCCGACGAGCTAGGCCCATCTCCGTTTGGAGTGCCCAACTTTCGAGTCGTCTGGTCCACTGGCCTGACCGAGAAGAGATTTGGAACCTTTAGTGATTTCTACGGAAAGATATTCGTCCGTGAAGTCACTGAGGTTCGAGATGTCTTGAAGTATCCTTTCGATCAGGACCGCTGGATTCTGGAGCGCGCACAATCATCCGTCGGCAACAAGGAGCTTATGGCTGACTACAGCTATGAGCCTCTTTACGTGTTCAAGGATGAGCATGGTCTGTTCTTGCCGCTGAAACGGAAGCCAGTCGAAGTTCTCATCCATCGCATCAAGAATCCCCTGTCTCCTTCTCAAGTCAAGGCAGTCCTGGAAAAGAGACTGGAAGACGAGGAAGAAAACGAAGTAAATGCGTTCTTGAACGTCTTGCACGATGTGGGACGAAGTCCCATGTTTGCCTACGAAGACTCCGTGTTTATGGACTCGACGAAAAGGAAGGTTGACTAATGGAATCGGCAACGCTCGTATCAATCGCTCCGTGCATCATTCGGGAGACCAAGCCCATCCTCCCGTCCGAGTTCTTCCTGGAGAAGGCGTCGTATGAGA